GTGACCGCAGCCGATTGTACCGTGGCGCCGAAGTATCCGAGCACCGCCGACTGACCGGCATCGCTGCCGTCGTACCAGCACTGCAGTGTCGCCGTACCGCCATCCGCCAGCCCACCGAGAAACGTGCGGTGCTTGTCCCCCTTCACTGTGTCATCGATCGTTTCGATCGAGACACCGTCCAGGGACCAGCTGCGCAGCTCCCCGACGCTGTTGCCGGCCACACTGGCCGAGCCGTCCTGTCCGCGTACCGTTGCCATCTGATCGCCCTCCTAACTCACGATTTCATCCACGGTGAACGGGATCGTCACCGCAGCCTGGATCCATTTACTGTCGGGGTTCGGCACGATGCGGGGACCTGAGGGCGCCCCGAACCGCACACTGCCCGTTTCCATCCGGTTGAACAGGTCGCGGGCGCTATCGGCCGTGCCGAACAACTCGCCCGTGCCGCTCCCGGCTGGCGCGTACACGTTGATATTGAGGACCCCGACGACCGTGTTGCGGCCGTTCTTCGTCGAGAGGAACCCGTCCCCCCAGAGGATCCACGGTTGTATCCAGCGGCCCGTCTCGGGCGGGCTGGTCGGTTCATTAGGCCAGATGATCGGTGTGGCTGACCAACTGGACGCGATGTCCGTCTCGATCGTGGCCCGGGCCGTATCGAGCGCGCTGCTCATAGGCTGCCTGCACGGATCTTGGCCGCGATCTGTTGTGCAAGCGGTTGCAGTTCGGCCACCGTGACCGCGACCATGCCGGCGGGCGCCTGACGGCTATGCCCGTGTTCCAGCGGCACGATATAGGGCACCGAGTTCGTGATGTAGAGCGTGCGGTCCAGCCCCGCCTGATGAATCATCGCGGCCCCGCGGGCCACGGTGGCCTCCCCGCTTTTATCCACGGTTTCGGTCAGGGTACGGTCTGGCTGGCCCAAACCGATATTCCAATTGCCGCGTGCCCGGCCCGTATCGACCGGTGTGCGTTTGACGATCCGGCCCGTGGCCTCGAGTGCCAGCCCGCGGAACGCCTGGTTCGCCCGGTCGCCCAGCAACCGTTTGGCGTCCGCCACGGTAATCGTCACGGGCCGCCTCGCAGTTGCATCGTGAACAGGGCCGCATCATCCGTTGCCTGCACGATGCCGACCCGGACGATACGGTACACCTTGGTCCCGAACAGCACACGGTCCTCGGGACTGGGTGTGAAGTTCAGGTCGGCGGCGGCGATCGAGAACTTGCGGTCGCCCATCTTCACCGTATCGCCGATCTCGCGTGCTTCGTATTCTTCGAGGATGCCTTCAACCGCCTGGTCGATGATCGTCTCGACGGCCTTCCCGGTCGTCGTGTTGTATTGACCGCCCAGGACACGCCTGACCGTTGCGCTGGTACCGAACGTATGCATCAGCGATTTAGCGACGGCGCGTAGCGGGGTATCCAGTAGGCCCATGGGATTCAGCCCCGAATGATCGGCACCTGTCCGGTGCCGGATTCCCTGAGACCCGTGAGCAGCCGGATGACCTGTCGCGGCAGCGTGCCGGGTTTGCGTTCATGTCGCGGGGTCACGCTCAACGGGCCCACACTGACCTCGGTGAAGGCTTCCAGCCCTGAGTCGGCCAGCAGGGTGTTGTCTTTGAGTAGGGCGAGGGCAAGCTCTGCCGTCGCCTCAATGACGTATCGCGGGATAGCGTCGTTGTCGTAGTAGGAACCCCAGAGGTCGGGCACGCTGTCCCGCGGCCATTGCAGCCGCTGCGTGTCCGACGTAGGCGAGCCGACGTAGCGTTCCTGTTCCAGCCGGCTCGTCGCCATCACCAGGGCGCGGTTCTTCTCATCGGACGACGCGTCGGTCCACGGCGCCGTGTCCAGTCGGCCCTCGAAATAACTCGTTGCCTGTGCCGCTGTGAGGTAGGCGTTGCTGTTCGCCCCCCCCACGGTGGCGTCCACCGTCACTGCCATATGCCCTCCGGGTGAACCTCGGGGGTCCGAAGACCCCCGAGGGGTGGACCTGCTGCGTTACCCGGCGAGTCGGACCGCGTACTGCGGCCGCACCAGCTTCGCCCCGTACAGGATGTCGTAGGAGAAGGTGGTCTGCTTGTATTGCCGGCTGACCTCCAACCGCAGTGCGAGACCCGAGATCGGGTCCACGGCACTGGAGATGACGGCGCCGAGCCCGTCCGCAGCCCGCTGCAGGGGCCGGGACGCAAACGCGAACGCATCGCGGTGGAACACCAGGTTCGCCACATGGGTGGCCACCACCGTGATGGCCGCGCCACTGGCATAGGTCGAGGCCAGTGACGGGGTGAAGACCAGCAGCTCGTTCGTGGTTGCGGTCACGGTCGAGTTCTCGGCTGTCACCACGTACTGCTGGCTGTCACCGGAGACCGTGAACACGTCACCGACGCTGACCGTCCCGGTCGCTGTCGAGTTGATGAGCGTGATAGTCGAGTTGCCGGCTGTCGCGCCACCGGTGGCGATGGTCCAGCCGGTCACCCAGGCCGAACCCGCGTCATGGGTCGGCACGTTCTGGTCCATGTACCAGTCCATGCCCATGATGCGGCCGATGTTGCCGCGCACGATGGCTTCCTGGTCGCCCTTCTGTTGTGCCTGCAGGATGTTGGGCACGACCAGCGCGTTGGCCTCCGCGGCCGTGTCGAGCACGACCCGGCGGTCATCGACCGGGCAGAGCTGATCGAACAGCAGCTTCCGGGCGGAACCCGCGTCCGCCAGGTTCGTGGCGAACGGTGCGGTCCCCGGGCTGCCCACGAGTCCGTAGACGCCCGTGTAGAGACCCAGGATGTAACTGTCAACGTTGTTGGCCAGCGCCTTGACGGCCTCACTGGCCTGCATGGGGATATGGCCGTCCAGCGCTTCCATCATGTCCTTATCGGACAGCTGGAAACGGGCTTCATACCACTGGTTGAGGTTAATCGTCACCTTGGTGGGCGACACATCCACGTTCGTGGCGTGCGTTACTGCCGGTGTGACTTCCTGCGCGCTGATAGCCGACGGGATGGGGATATCGATACTGGCCCCCTTCTCGGCCGCCATCGGGCTGTAGCTGTTATTCACCAGCCGCGGCATGATGGAATTCTGACGCAGGGCTAGAAGCCCCTGGGCCAGCAGCTGCGGGGTGACATTGGTTAGCGTATTCGCCATCGTGTCCTCGCTCTAGAGATCGTTACTCGCCGACCTTGACCTCGCCTTTGGCGATCGCTTCCAGATGGCGGCCAATAGCGAGCGGGTCGTTCGCGTCCACGCGCTTGATGGATCCCCCGCCAGCGCTACCGGTACTGGCACCCCCGGTGCCACTCGAGCCCGTGCCGTCGAAGGCGCGGGCATAGGCTTCCTTGCCGCGCATCTCATCCACGAGCTGTTTCAACGTCATGGGGCTCCCAGCCCCGTCACCGATCCGTTCCGTGCCAGCGGGATCGAACACCCGCGGCACGAACTGACCGTCCTGCTCCACTGCCCGGGCATAGCGTTTCACGTGCGGCAGCAAGAGTTCGGGTGAACCCTTGGCTTCCACGATCGCCCGCGTGGCTTCCGCGTCGATCACATGGCCTTCCAGTGCCTCGGTCAGCACCTTGATCCGGGTCTCCCGTTTCTGCAGTTCGGCCTGGTGCTTATCCAGAAGCTGTTTCTCCCGGGCCTCCCAGTCGCCTTCGCCCTTGGCTTTCTTGCGCGCCTGCTCTTCCTGTTGCGCGAGCAGTTCCTCGTACTTCTCAAGATCGACCCCGCCGAATTTCTTGAGTTCGCCCTCGAACTTCTTGCGGTCCCGGCGTTCTTTGGTCAGGGCACTCTTGAGTCCGCTGACATCTTCCACGCCGTCGGCATCCAGCCGATACGTACCGTCCTCCTGTTTGGTGTAGAACTCGTGGAGCGCTTCAGGCACGTCCTCGAGATCATCCACCATGGCCTTCAGTGGCATCTCGCCATCCCTGGGGCGTCACACCCCGATTGGTGGAAACAGAAAAGGGCCCCGCAGCCATGACGCTACGGGGCCCGGTCCTCCGGCCCACAACCTACAGTTGTACCGCTAATTTACGGCCACGCCGGCCGTGGCGTCAACTTTGCCCGGTTAACTCGGCCTCCATTTCCTCGGCTTCCTCGGTTGTCGTGAAATGCGGGAGGCTGTTGAGGAAGGCGTCGTCCTTATCCATCAGCGCGTTCGGCAGCGTGTCGCCCACTAGTTCCAGTCGGTCGCCAAATTGCCGTTTCATGCGTACCAGATCGACCGCACTGACGATCATGTCCGTTTTGGTGCGCCAGGTACGGCCATCGATCTCGCCTTCGAGGATCAGGGCCGTGGCGCCGGCCACTTCGGGCCCGCCGCCGTCAGCGTGCATCTCGTCATTCGGCCCGAGCGCGCAGTCGGCGCCCAGGATCACGATGGGGTCGAACCCCATCCAGAGGGCCAGGCAGAGCGCCCGATTCACCGAATTGAGCCCGCCACCCACCATACAGGTGCCGGGGAACAGCCGCTGGTACATGAACTCCTCCACACCTTTGGGCTGCATCCCCACGAAGTTGTGGAAGAACGTCACCTGGCGGCCTTTCGCAGTCAGGAAATCCGTCAGGTTGGGATGGACCGAGGTCGCCAGCAGGTATTCAACCGGTGGTGCGCTCTCCCATTCCTCAAGCATCGGCAGCGTCTGGTCCACAGTGAACCCATGGGTGACCTTATGGCCCTGGTTCCAGAGCCAGACGAGTGCCGAATTGATACCCCAGCACTCACCATCGTGACCGTCCATGGCGGGCCCGATACCATCCCGGAGCGACGGGCCAGCACCGCACAGGACCAGCCGCTGGCCTTTATGGCTGTCCTGCTCCGCTACCCGTTCACAGCGTAGCGCGTTCGCGAAGATGAAGACACCGAACCGTTCAGCTTCCGGGTTCACCAACCTGATCAGCTGTTTGTTGGTCACTCAGGCTACCCTCGCT